GTGCCCATTTACACGGCTTATGGCCGCTCCAAACGACTATAGGGGATAGAGCTTTTGGGCTCTTAGACCCAGTCGGGAACTAGCTGACCAGGGAGATAAATCCATCTCTCTGTTAAGTGGTACCTGTCTGCCCCTCTCTTGGCCACTTTACCATTGAAAGGAGTTTCCACGACACACCCATTTCTGAGTGTATGCGCGTACAACGCGTAGTCATCCGCTCTGACCCGATTAGGGATGCTATCGAGAACAGTAAGTTTGACGCTGCCATGCCAGTTTCGGTGAAACTGACGTAACGTAATCAGACCACTATCCCCTTCAAGCATAAGCGGTTGAGTAGGCATCGGCCTAGCCCGGAATTTCTGCCCACGGCGTCTCCGAGAATTTGAGATTTTATGCTCAAACTCTTTGAAACGTTCATAAGCATGGCTCCGAGCTATCTCAAAGGCCGACTTCGCAATACTATCGAGACAGAGTCCTTGTCCCATTCTATATGCCCATCGAAGAATTCGATTAGCACAACGAATAGCACTAGGTAGACATACAACGACCTCCTTTTGGAAGATCGGTGTAACGTCTGAACCGTCGAAATAATGCTTTCCACAAGATTCGAAGAAACGGCCATCAATGAAGCTCTTTTCGAGATTTACTGAGAAACCGCTGTACTCCAAACCTTGTATTAGGCGATCGACGATCCTCCGTGGTACGATAATATCATCTCCGTAAACAGAGATGTTGTAAGATTGCTCCTCCTGCTCTTCCGCAACAGCCAAGGCTAGTGCGTAAAATATCAAGGACTCAAGCTCAAACGTGAAGCCATTTCCCATAGAGGAAAACTTCTCAAGTCGAAGCCAAGATCCATCTGACATTCTGATCTCGTCAGTTCGAAGGTCATCTAAGACCTCAAACCAACAAGGTGGTAGCAGAAGATAGACAATCTGAGATGAAACGGTATCGCTCGCTTTCGCGAGATCAATAGTCGAGAGGCCGCTTGTTATAGCTAACCTCGCCAACTCTTGATTCCTGGTTTGGTCGTCCAGATCAATACCAAACCGTTTAAGCCTTCGACGTATCATCGAACCCACCCCCTTCTGAAAGAAGAGATTAAGTGTCGGTTGAACGTCGATAGCCCGGCGAGTTTTAGTGTCTTTAGGAACAGAGTCGAAACGACCGCCCCTAACGATTTCGAACTCCGATGGAAGTACGCAATATGCGCCCTCTATCGTTTGCCCAACGCGTGCTGAAAACCATGATGAATCATGATTAAGAAACGCAGAAGCGTATCTTAGGCAGCGCGGTGTTACGGTCAAAGCTGGTTCAAGGATCTTTTTGTCTAAGGTAGCTCGATTAGCATTTAAGCTGAATGTTGCTCCCTTACCCCAACCACAAGACAGTGCAAGTTCCCCGAAGGGAAAATCCGAGCTATCCCGAAAACCTAAGATCTGGGTAATTTTACGTTTGGCCCTCGAAAGAAGACCTTCAACGCCGTTGTTAACGGACCCAAATCTCAATCTTCGGTTAGTGTCTCGAACAGCACTCTCAGTTTCCTTAAAACTGAGTTCCGCTTTGGTTCTGAGCTCTTGCTCGTCGCTACCTCCCGCATATTTGCGAAGATAGCTATAAACAAGATAGTCATAGCCGAATCGGTAAGCCTCGTGATACGCCCTAGGGTCTGGCATCGCAAGCGATGCAAGAGCCCTAAGCGGCAGCTTTGCAGCTGCCGTTGCGTATTCGGATCCCACTTCTTTGCAAACCGCACCGAATATCCTTTTAACGAGGGTATCCGGCGATGTCTGGACCTTGTCCTGTGACATCGAACCTCCAATTTGGTAGGTTAAAGAACATACTCTTACGAGTACGACGGTTGCAGGGTATCGATGTTGGCAGTGACCATGGCAGAAGCCATGAGGTTGGACGCAAAGACCCGAAGGTTCTTGCGCTCAGCCAGAGCAGAACGCTCTGCCACTTCCAGTTCGATACGGGCCACTTCTTTGTAGGCCACGGTGGGGGGAGGAGTGATACCGTTGTCAGCGGTACCCACCGTCTCGAGGGTCGGCATGTGGAGCGTGTAGACAGCACGAACGTTTCCGTTCAGCTGCTTACCCGATCCCATCACCGGGGTCTGGGAGTATCCCAGCTTGTAAGCCCCGAGGGTGTTCGCCGGATTGGGCGTCGTCTGGGTAAACCAGAAGACGCCCTTGGCGTCCTTTCCGATTGGAGAGAAGGTGTAGGCGACGGGAGTCGCCGTGCCGTCATTGATCGTGACAGCAGAGATCTGAGGCATTTTGGCCTCTTTCTGCGCAATGCGCTAAGTGGAGTTAAAATCTCATCCGTCTCAAGCCGCCTACAAACACTTGTTGAACAAGTGCGCAGGCGTCAAGAAGACGGTTTGAGTTGAGGTTGGCCTTTATCCTAAGGCCAGCAGGAGTTGGCAGACCGTAGAGAATCGATCTGTTTTTCTCAACAATCCTTCGATGCCAAGTTTGTGTGGAAGATCCAACAAACCCAGACTTCGGATTGCCATTCGGGGAATACTCGAATGGAGTTTGAGAATTACCGCGCTTCGTCAGGACAATGTCCTCGAAGATGGTCGTCGTCTTATAACCGCCTCTGAAGTTACTACTGTAAAGTACCCAGTTCTCCCATTGGGCGAGCTGGTCACCTACATTAATAAACCAATCGGCGACAAAGCTAAGGGGCAAAAGCTCCCAAGCGATCCCTAACGGGTTAAGACTAGTCCAATCGGCAAGCTGCTGGGTGTTCGATGTTGGAGGATTGAAGCTTATAGCCATCTCGGTGCGATAAGAGAGTGATCCCTTATACACAATCCGAGGGCTACTATAGCTCCCATCCCCGTCCATTTCATACCAAGGCAGCCCACCGTCCCCGTCTGTTTTTAGCAGACGAGATGCGCGATGTTTTATGTATAGTGGACGCACACGCCGTTTGGCTAGTGTTTCCCCTACATCATGAATGGAGCTCATCAACGGTAACCAACCGTATCTGTACTCCAACCACTTGCTGGTAACGTAGTCAAGACGAGCCTGACCACGAGTTTTTCCAAAAGCCTTTCCGCGAACAACCTCTGTGAAGAAGTTTTTTGCGAGCTTTTTGAAATTCAGCACATCTCTGATCATTTTGATGGTTTGACCTCCTTCTGCCAAGTCGACGATCATGTTTGATGATCCTCGCAGGGAGTCGTAGATCTTACCCATCACTTCGTCAGATTGGGAACCAAAGTCTATCTCCCACAGATAGGACATATCCGTTAATCCAGTCACGAGCTGAGGCCCGGTCTTGGAGTAATAGGAAAATGCCCCGTACTGTGGTACGACAGACTGACTGCGATCTTCGCCGCCCAGCCACTCAAGGAGTGTCCGCTTGTAAAAGATCGGATTGGGATCACTAAAGTTTCCCTGCAGCTCTCCATTCGTCACAGTAAACGTGTTCCGCCGGCTCATGCTGTAGACAGTATTGCTATTGTCTCCGGTAGCGCCGACAGTTCGCGTTGTGACGGGTGAAAGATGTTCTGCAGAGTTACTTTTCATGATAATTACCCAGTGTCGTGGCATCATAAAGTGCCAAGAGACCATCATATTTAATGATGGACAGGAGGATTAGTCACCCTCCCGGATGTTCCCCGCTTCCTTGCTGAAGGGAAGTTTTGAAATTAGCAGCGGTATATGGAATCTTACGACTCCCATGCCTGCTGCTGCGCTATCTCCAAATCACGCATTGCTTCGAGGAGAAGTCTGTGGTACTTGCGTACTTCAGACAATCCCCCTAACGAACGCAAACGCTCTCCAGGATTGCGCGCTTTCCACAGCTGGTATCCGTCGAACTCGCGGCTAAAACGCCAATAAGCTCGTTGGACCAGTATGTAGTTAGTTTGCACGTCCTTTCGGAGTGCCCAGAAAGTTGCTCTCGCTGATTCAGAAACATTGTCGCCGTAAAGCGATTCTGCCTGAACCAACACTGCTACTTGGGACGGGGTAAAAGAGATAGACATTTCAAACTCCAATCAAGTTTAGGAAACGGAGGAACATCCTCCATGGACAGGAGGATTAGTCACCCTCCCGGATGTTCCCCGCTTCCTTGCTGAAGGGAAGTTTTG